TCGGTCATGCCTTTGCATCGTTCCACGTTAAAGCCCCAGTGTTCGTAGCACGACAGCTAGTCAAGCATAAGTTTCTACGGTGGAACGAGATCAGTCGTCGTTACGTCGATGATGAACCTGAGTTCTATGTACCCGACGTATGGCGAGGCCGTAGTGCAGACAAGAAGCAGGGTAGTGAAGGTAAGGCTGATACTTTGGTGTCACCACGTTATGCTTACGAAGCTGCCTTGGGTACATACAATCAGTTGTTAGCTGATGGAGTCGCCGCTGAAATGGCTAGGATGGTCCTACCACAGAGCATGATGACAGAGTGGTACTGGTCAGGTTCACTAGATGCATTTGCTGACATGTGTAACTTACGATGCAAAGAGGATACTCAGTATGAGTCACGTCTTGTAGCAGACCAGATCAACAAAGAGATGGCTAAGTTGTTTCCTGTAAGTTGGGAAGCATTGATGGAGAAGAATGATGAATAAAGACGTAGGCATGATAGGTGTCGAAACCGTAGAGGAACACGAGGATGGCTCAGCTACCTATCAGTTTCACATGGATGCATATGCCCGTGGATTACTGGCAGAGGAAGGCTTAAAGCTAGTCCTATATTGTGCAGGAGCCAAGCTAGACATGCAGGTAGTGTATGACTTTATCGAAGACCACATCAGATATGAGAAGGATATAAACAATGACTAAATACGCACTAATGATTGACGTTGATGGGGACTGGATGTACGTACCTGAAGCAACACAATTCCTAAACTTCCCAGAGCCTCGTTTGTTTGACACGATTGAGGAAGCTACGGAAGAGCAAGCTAAATGGAATACAGCAATCATTGTTGACTATACAACAAAACAGATACGTCCTATGACAAAAGAAGAACGCAACGCATCTAAAGAACGAGAAGCAAAAAATGTTCACGGTTGAGTTTGAGAGAGACGCATCAGTTATTACTGTACTAGATGAAACAGGGCAGTATGATGATGTAGAGGTTATCATAGGCGAAGATAGTGAAGTATTCATTCGACAGTTTGACGATGAAAACAACAGCTACGATATGATCATAATGACATACGCACAGCTTATTGATATACTTGCATCCTTGAATAGTACAGAAGGAATGCAAAGAGTATTAATGGAAGGTAGACTATGATAAACTATATTAGTGGGGCATTGTTTATGTATATACTTGCTATGCCCTTACTATTCTACATCACAGAAGACTTAGAAGAAGGTAATGGGTGGGGCCGTATTCTATTTGCAATCATGTGGCCTTTAGCTAGTCTTGAGGCACTAATTAAAATGTTGAGAGGAAATGAAGATGATCGAACTGGGTCTGATTAAATCACTACTAAATAAAGATTTTTATGAGCAGCACAAGAACCTGCTATCACGCAACGAACTATTCACAAAAGACGTGCGTAAGATTAAGCAAGCACTTGATAATGCTATGGAACAATACGGAACAGACCTTACACCCCAGGATTTACAGGCTGTTTTTCTTACACAAAACCAAACACTCACTACAGCTAACAAAAGTATCTACGATGATATGTTCCGTAAGCTAGAGATTATTGAGCCAATCAATCCTGAGATTGCTAGTGACACATTCTCAAAGATGTTCCAGCAATTCTTGGGTGAGAAGATAGCAAACATAGGTTTCGAGTGTGTCAACGGATCACTAGATACTCTCGAACCTTTGCGTAGATTATTAGAGGATTACAAAGATGATTTTACTCCTGATGTACGTGTTGAGTGGGATGACCATAGCTTTGACACTCTACTTGATGCAGCAGACTTGGAAGCACAATGGAAGTTTAACATTCCAAGTCTCACTCGGAAGGTGGAAGGCGTTACTGGTGGTCACCTTGTTGTGGTTGGCGCTCGGCCTAATACTGGTAAGACTTCATTCCATGCTTCTCTGGTAGCAGCAGAGGGTGGTTGGGCGCATCAAGGGGCTAAGGTGGTAGTGTTGTGCAACGAAGAGAAATACACACGTGTAGCAAGCCGCTACCTGTGTGCAGCTTCTAACATGACTATGAAAGAGATCCGTGAAAATCCTGTATTGGCACGTAAGCGTTATGACATTGTGAAGGAAAACGTTCGCATCAAAGATAGCACAGGCAAGGACATGAAATGGGTTGAGTCAGTAGTCAAACATTCTAAGCCTGATGTTCTGATCTTAGACATGGGCGACAAGTTTGCTGATCAATCAAGTGAACGTACAGATATCACACTAAAGGCAGCAGCCATTCATGCACGTAACATTGCCAAGCAGTATGACTGTGTGGTCTTGTGGATGTCACAGCTATCAGCCGTAGCAGAGGGGCGAGTAGATCTAGATCAGTCTATGATGGAAGGCTCGAAGACAGGTAAGGCAGCAGAAGCAGACTTAATGTTACTTATTGCCAAGACTAAAGATGTTGAGGGTGAAGGTATCAACCCAGAACGTCATATCAATTTTGCTAAGAACAAGATTAATGGGTTTGACGGACGTGTGATTTGTATGCTAGATGGTGATCGTGCGATCTTCCGCGCGTGAGAGAGGGAAATATGCGAGTAGTATTAGACGTAGAAAATAGTGTGACATGGCGAGAGAATGCCAAGGGTAAGCCTGTAATCTTTAACGATCCATATGAGAAGGGCAACAGCCTTACTCAGGTGGGGATCTTGAATGTAGATAACACAGATGAAGAACACATCATCAACCTAGATCACAATGAAGAAAAAGACATTGATGGTTCAGGCCGTGCATTCATTCAGGTACTACTAGATAAAACGTCTTTACTTATCGCACACAACGCCAAGCACGATCTTATGTGGTTGTGGGAGTGTGGCTTCGTTTATGATGGTGAAATCTATGATACCATGCTTGCTGAGTATCTACTAGATCGTGGGCAGCGTAATCCTGTTGGGCTTGCAGCTTGTGCAGAACGGAGAGGCTTGGCAGAACAGAAAGAGGACTATCTATCGTCCTGCCTAAAGAAAGGAATAAATACAAATGAAACTTCTTTATCTAAACTTAGCCTATACCTTCGTGCTGATTTGCGTACAACTTGCGAGTTGTTCCACCAACAACAACGAGACTTCGCAGACCCCGCTTCCAAGTCCCTTCTTGGAATACGAACCGTCACCTTTGAAACCTGTAAAACCCTCACAGAAATGTATATGTCAGGAATAGCAGTAGACCTTGATGCATTACAGGAAGTACGTAAAGAGTTTGAGCATGAACGTGCTACGATAGAGACACGTCTGCAAGATAAGATCCGTGGCCTTATGGGTGACACACCTATCAACCTACGTTCACCAGAGCAGAAGTCTAAAGTCATCTTCTCACGCGAGGTAAACAATAAGAAGGACTGGAAAGATCTATTCACATTTGTGAATGATGCTAAAGAGTTTAAACGTACAGTAGAAGCTAACACTACGCTGATCCGTAAGACAGAAGCATTCACTTGCCCTACCTGTGAGGGCCAGGGTAAGACCTTTAAGTTAAAGAAAGATGGAACAAAGTTTGCTAAACCAAACAAATGTAAAGATTGTGACGCATTAGGGTATCAACTACGCAAGACAAACAAGATGGCAGGGCTTGGGTTCTTTCCACCAAATAAAGACTGGGCTAGTGATGCAGGGTTTAACACAGGTAAGACTGAGTTAGACATACTGATTGCTACAGCAAAGAACAACGATATGCAGGAAGCAATCGACTTGCTGACAGACATGAAACGTTTGAACGCAGTAAACAGCTACATCTCTAACTTTGTTAATGCTATTGAGTTACATACTAAAGAAGACGGTAAGCTACACGTAAGCTTGACGCAGCACAGAACAGCCACAGGGCGTTTCTCTGGGCGTGATCCTAACATGCAGAACATGCCACGGGGTAACACATTCCCTGTGAAGAAGGTATTTGTGTCACGTTGGGATGGTGGCTACATTATGGAAGCCGACTTTGCCCAGTTAGAGTTTCGTACAGCTGCATTCCTAGCACAAGACGAAGTAGCTATGGAAGAGATTGCCACAGGCTTTGACGTACACAGCTACACAGCTAAAGTTATTACTGATGCGGGGCAACCAACAACACGGCAACAAGCTAAGGAACACACCTTTGCACCACTATTTGGGGCGACTGGTTTCGGGCGTTCAAAAGCGGAGAAGGCTTATTACGAACACTTTACAGAGAAGTACAAAGGTGTCGCTGCTTGGCATCAGAACTTGGCAGAAGAGGCACTACGCTTCAACAAGATTACTAATATATCGGGGCGGCAGTATGCATTCCCTGATGTAGAACGCAGGGCTAGTGGTGGTGTAACATACTTCACTAACATTAAGAACTATCCTGTACAAGGATTTGCCACAGGTGATGTTGTTCCTGTTGTCTTAAACGAAATGCACAAGCGTCTAAAGCCATACCATTCTTGTATTGTCAATACTGTTCACGATTCAGTAGTAGTAGACATACACCCAGACGAGAAAGATATTGTATTACAACTAGTAAACGATATGAATGAAGGGTTGACAGACATGGTAGAAAAAGTGTATGGCATTCGTATGAATGTCCCACTCTTATTAGAAGCCAAGATCGGCCCTAATTGGCTTGACACACACGACGTATAATGTATAACTACAGTTTCCGTAACTACTCATAGGAGAAATAAATGAGTACAGAACTAGCAATCGCAACTGAGCGCGGTCAATCAATGGCAGAACTAATGGGTGTATCAAATGCCCCTGCCATGTCAGCTACACCTGCTGTAGCACGACTAAACGTTAACCAAGAGGTTATCGAAAAAGAAGTAGAGGTGGATGGGGATGTCCTCATGAAACCTGTTATGCCCAAAGGTGCATACAAACTTACACAAGGTGAAACCATAGTTTATAGCAAGACTGCTACCATCCGTGTGTTTGCTGTACGTAACCAATGGCAGCGTTGGAACGGCGATACAAATGAGATGGAAAAGACTGTGTTAGCTAACTCACTAAACGGTGACCTAAAGGATAGCATTGGTGGCATCAACTTGGGTAGACCATCTGGTTACATTGAAGACTTTAATGCTTTACCAGAGTCAACCAAGTCCCTGATCCGTAGCGTTAAACGTGTTAAGGTTTACTTTGGTCTTGTCACATTGGACAACCCAGTAGATACACAGGGTAACCCAGTATCGGGTGACTTTGTAGATGTACCATTTGTGTTTGACGTAAAGAACCGTGACTCACTAAAAGCATTGGATACTGTACTAGGCAAGATCGCAAAGCAAAACATGCTGCCACCTATGGCAACTATCAAGCTATCACCTGCACAAGGTAAGATCCCAACAGGTGCTACCTTTGGTTTCATCAAGGCAGATATGGGTGACAAGGTTGAGCTAGGTGGCGATGACAACGAAACTCTAAAGAATTTCCTAGAGTTTATTGAGTACATCAATGGAACTATCTTGGATAAATATAATGAGCGTAGTGGCGATGGTCTGTCATCATCAGATCACGATCTCATTGCATCTATCGTAGAGGTAGAAGAGTAATGAATCATTCAGCCGAATTAGCGATCTACACTTTCTTGCAGAAAGCTATGGCTGGCGAAACCACAATGTCAAAAGAGGTAGCCGCAAAGGTTGCCTCTGACGTTGAGGCGGCTTTGTTTAAACAGTTTGATAGTGGACCACGTGACGAGTTTCGTTTACGTATGTCAAACATTGGTAAGCCAAAATGTCAGCTATGGTTCGAGAAGAATGATCCAGAGGACAAAACACCTCTGCCACCACATTTCCTGATGAATATGATCCTTGGCGATATAGTTGAGGCTGTATTCAAAGGGATTCTACGTGCAGCAGGTGTTGAGTTTAAGGACAATGACAAATGCACACTAAAGCTTTCCAACGGAAGTGAAATAAATGGTGAGTATGACATGGAGCTTGATGGTAAGATTGATGATGTAAAGTCTGCATCACCTTGGTCTTATCGGAATAAGTTTGAGAACTTTGAGACACTAAAGATGGGCGACAGCTTTGGCTATATCGCACAGCTTGTAGGGTACGCACAGGGCGCAGGTAAAGAAGTTGGTGGTTGGTGGGTAATCAACAAAGCTAACGGTGAGTTTAAGTACGTTCCTGCAGAAGGTGTTGATGTAGACGAAGAGCTTGGAAAGATCGAAGCACTAGTGGATTACATCGAAAGTGATGCACCTTTTGAGCGTTGCTTTGAGCCAGAACCAGAAACGTTCTACAAGAAGCAGACAGGAAACCTTGTGCTGCCCTCAGAGTGTAAGTTTTGTAGCTTTAAGCATAAGTGTCATCCCACTATGCAAACGCTACCTAGCCGCCCTTCAAAGGCTCTGAACCCGCCTTTGATAGATTATGTTTATATTGGAGATGTAAATGCCTAAACTAACAATCGACGACAAAGACTATTACACAGACGACTTCAATAAAGAGCAGATGTCTGCATATAATGAGATGACAGCAGCACGTTCAGAGATGCAGCGTATGGATTACTTGATGCGTGTACTGGATGACCGTACTAAGGTTCTTGCAAACTTTATTATTACGGAAGCAAATAAACAAGAAGAACCAGATGAAACGAAAACATCTGAGTAAAACATATCGTAGTGGCCTCGAAGAAGAGGCCGCTGCATACCTGAAGTCTAGGCAGAAGAAGGTAGAGTACGAGAAGCTAAAGATTGAATGGGAAGATTTAAAGTATCGTACATACACACCAGACTTTGAGCTAGACAACGGTATCATCATCGAAACAAAGGGTATCTTTTCTGCAGCAGATAGGCGTAAGCATATTGAAATACAGAGACAACACCCTACCTTAGATATACGTTTTGTATTCAGTAATGCACAAGCAAAGCTTTACAAAGGCGCTAAATCACGGTATTCAGATTGGTGTGAACAGAAGGGTTTCAAATGGGCGCACCGTGTAATACCAGAAGAGTGGTTGCAGGAAGTAGGAAGCAGAATGAAGAATCAACGTGTAAAAGTAGATCGGAAAGTATGATGGGTTATAAGTTAGATAGTGACGAAGTAGCAGTATTGATTAAGCCCGTATACAATGAAGATGGTGAGTGGGTTATGGAGCTAAAAACTGGCATTACTTTTGGTAAAGATGTTAAAGGTGAAGCAGGTCAAGCAGCAGTAGACGCTGCTATAACTATGGCAGCAGCACTAGCATTCGTACAAGATAATGATGACATTTTAGATTACCTTGACGAATACAAACATGAGATTCTAAAAGAGATGTACCCTAATGAGTACGCAGAAGTATTAAGGGAAAATGAAGAAGCTAGTGGCTACACAACAGATGGAAATATTATCAAGTTAAACGCATGGACAAAGACACAGGGGAACGCATGACAGATGTAGTAAATAATCCAGTACACTATAATCATGGTAACATAGAGTGTATCGACGCTATTGAGGCTATGACAGAAAATATGTCTGGTTCTATTGCACCACATGCAGCTAACGTACTAAAGTATCTGTGGCGGTGTGAATACAAGAACGGTCTAGAGGATATTGATAAAGCTATCTGGTATCTAAACAGGCTGCGTAAACGATGGGTGGAAACACACAAATGAAGAAGTTTAGTATAACGTTTCTTCTAAAAGTAGATGATGAAAATAATATCTTATCGTCATACGAAGCTAATCATGAAGAAGATGTATATGACTTGATTACTAACGTTATGTATGACGTAGACGATGTAGAGATAGAAAACTTGGTGGTAAAAGAACGATGATAAATGAGAAGGATTTAGAAAGTATGGGTTATTTTGATATGTTCCCAGAGTATGATGGCAAGGATTGGACAGAGATCTACTCGGATTGGGTAGAGAAAAAGATCCTAACAAGTGGGAATGACCGTCTTTATGAGAATACACTTGGCCTTGTAGGTGAGGCAGGTGAAGTAGCAGAAAAGATGAAAAAGCTTGTACGTGACAGCAGCCGCTTTACTAATGAAGAGATTATGAAAGAGCTAGGCGACGTTGTGTTCTACGCTACAGCCCTAGCAAACATTTACGGTAAGGGTCTACGTGAAGTGATTGACCTGAACATGAAGAAACTAGATGATCGCCAGAGACGTGGCAAACTAAAAGGAAGCGGGGACAACCGATGAGCAATTTACTACCAACTGATTACCAATCATTCATTCACAAATCACGTTATGCTAAATACTTTGACGGTAAGGGACGTGAGAACTGGGATGAAACAGTAGAGCGTTACATGGATAACGTTGTACGTCCAGTGGCAGGTGACGACAGCTATATCAACCAGATCCGTGATGCTATCCTTGGTCTGGAAATCATGCCATCTATGCGAGCTATGATGACTGCTGGCCCTGCTCTAGAGCGTGACAACACAGCAGGTTATAACTGTTCGTATCTACCCGTAGATGACCCTAAGAGTTTTGACGAGGCTATGTTCATCTTGTTGTGTGGTACTGGTGTTGGTTTCAGCGTCGAGCGTCAATTCATCAGCAAGCTGCCAGAAGTACCACAACTGTTCGAGAGTGATACCACAATCATCGTTAAGGACAGTAAAGAAGGTTGGGCGAAAGCTTTCCGTCAAGTATTGGCACTCCTTTGGGCGGGTGAGATCCCTAAGTGGGATGTATCAAAGGTTCGTCCTGCAGGTGCTAGACTAAAGACGTTTGGTGGACGTGCATCTGGCCCAGCGCCATTGGTAGAGTTATTCAACTTTGCTGTGAATACATTCAAAGCTGCACAAGGGCGTAGACTGTCGTCATTAGAGTGTCATGACCTGATGTGCTTCATTGGTCAAATCGTTGTGGTAGGCGGTGTACGTCGCTCTGCGATGATCTCTCTGTCGAACCTGAGTGATGACCGTATGCGTCATGCTAAGTCAGGTCAATGGTGGGAAACAGCAGCACACCGTGCTTTAGCTAATAACTCTGTAAGCTATACGGAAAAGCCTGATGTAGAAACATTCATGCGTGAGTGGATAGCACTAGTAGAGTCTAAGTCTGGTGAACGTGGTGTCTTTAACCGTCAAGCATCCAAGAAGCAGGCAGCTAAGTATGGACGACGTGATGCTAATCATGAGTTCGGGACGAACCCTTGTAGTGAGATAATTTTGCGCCCTTACCAGTTCTGTAACCTAACCGAATGTGTAGTACGTGCATCCGATAGTATAGAAGATCTAGAACGTAAGGTTAAACTTGCCACAATCTTAGGCACTATTCAGTCTAGTTATACTAAGTTTCCGTATTTACGCAAGATCTGGCAGAAGAACACAGAAGAAGAGCGTCTACTTGGTGTGTCCCTTACAGGAATAATGGATAACCCTCTTATGACATCTAAGAACAAAGGACTGGAGAAAACCCTTGAGCATTTACGATCCATTGCCGTTGCTACTAATACTGAGTGGGCTGAACGCCTTGGCATCCCTGCCTCTGCTGCTATCACATGCGTTAAACCGTCTGGTACTGTCTCACAGCTTGTCGATTCGGCTAGTGGTATTCATGCTCGTCATAGCCCCTACTACATTCGTACTGTCCGTGGCGATAACAAAGACCCACTAACACAGTTTATGAAGGATCAAGGTATCCCACACGAGCCTTGCGTCTTTAAGGGTGACACTACTACAGTATTCAGCTTCCCACAGAAGTCACCTGACAATGCTGTAACACGTAATGATATGTCAGCTATCGAACAGTTAGAGACATGGCTAACTTATCAGCGTCATTGGTGTGAGCATAAACCGTCTGTGACTATTTCTGTGCGTGACCATGAGTGGTTAGAAGTTGGTGCGTTTGTGTACAAACACTTTGATGAAATGTCTGGTGTATCATTCTTGCCACACTCTGATCATACGTATCAGCAAGCACCATATCAGGATTGCTCTAAAGGTGATTACAAAACTTTGCTGTCTCTAATGCCAACTAGCATTGACTGGACAAAGCTATCAGAGTATGAACAAGAGGACAACACCGTATCTATGCAGACAATGGCTTGCTCTGGCGACTCATGCGAAATCGTAGACCTAGTGTAGGTAACGTTAAATCGCCCTGCGTACTCATATGCCGACTTGAAAACGGTGAGTGCGTGGGGTGTAAAAGAACGGTTGACGAAATACGTAACTGGATGGTAATGTCTGAGTACGAACAAAATAAACTCTTACACGAGCTTAAATGGAGACGTGATAATGTGGATCGTAATATCTAGAGATCAGTGTAACTTTTGCGACACAGCAAAGGCTATACTTAAACACAATAACCAACCGTTTGTAGAATATAATGTTCAATCACCTAGTAGTAAATGGTTGTTGACATTAATTAAGCAAGCAGGTTATAAGACTGTACCACAAATCTTTGCCCCAGATGGTACATACATAGGGGGCTATAACGAACTAGCATCTTATCTAAAAGGAGAAACATATGTTTGAGATGGCTTATTTTGTAGTATCTGCAATTATTGCAGTAGGTGTGTTTGAGGAAGCTGTAGTACCTGCTGCTACATATACCAATGAACACTACGTTAAACCCGCCGTAGATTATACTAAAGAGGCGGTAACCGAAGGCGTTGATTATGTAAAAGAAAAGATCAACTAATGTGGGTTCTGGTAGTCATATTTGTTATGGGTGACACTATGAGTGTAAGGTCTATGGACTACGTATACAAAGATAAATATGTATGCGAACAACATGCATCTTCATTGTACTATGATTATATGGCTACCAGACCTGATAAATCTTATAACGTAATCTCTTACTGTTCTCAAATACCAAAAGGTGTATAGTGAATATAACAGACTTTCCA